CCCTATTAAAATGGCGAAACTCTTCGGATTTTCTATTGAGGATAATGAAAAGAACCCTAAGGGTGTAGTTTCCCCCGTCCCCACTCAAGGTGAGGATGGGGTTGACTATTATATTCAGGGTGGATTTTCTAGTCAGGTTGTAGATATTGAAGGTATCTACAAAACTGAACATGAACTCATTAGAAAATATAGAGAAATGGCACTCCACCCAGAGGTGGACAATGCCATCGAAGATGTTGTTAACGAAGCAATCGTTTCCGACCAGAATGATTCTCCTGTAGAAATCGATCTGGAAAACTTAAACGCTAGTGATGGAATTAAGGACATCATCCGCAAAGAGTTTAAGCATATTAAAGATCTCTTAGATTTTGATACAAAGTCTCATGAGATCTTTAGAAATTGGTATGTTGATGGTAAACTATACTACAACAAAGTAATTGATATTCAAAATCCTACTGCAGGATTACAAGAGCTCAGATATATCGATCCTCTCAAAATGCGTTACATACGCAAAGAGAAGAAAAAGGACGAAAGAGCTGATCTCTTCAACAGCAGAAGTGTTCATGAATCTCAGAAAGTTTATTTCCCTGAGATTGAAGAATATTTCCTGTATACTCCAAAACCTCAATTCCCTACTAATGTTGCAGCACCTGGCGGTGGATCTGCAATGAGAGGTGTAAAGATTGCTAAAGATTCAATCACTTATTGCACCTCTGGACTTGTAGATAGAAATAAAGGAACAGGTCTTTCTTATCTGCATAAAGCAATTAAGGCACTCAATCAACTTCGTATGATTGAGGACTCTCTGGTAATTTACAGATTGTCTCGCGCACCTGAGCGTCGTATTTTCTATATTGATGTTGGCAATCTTCCGAAGGTAAAAGCGGAACAGTATCTTCGGGAAGTCATGATGCGTTACCGTAATAAGTTGGTCTATGATTCCAACAGCGGTGAGATTCGTGACGACAAAAAGATGATGAGTATGTTGGAAGACTTTTGGCTTCCTCGCCGCGAGGGAGGGCGCGGTACAGAAATCTCTACCCTCCCTGGCGGGCAAAACCTCGGAGAACTTTCGGATATTGAATATTTCCAGAAGAAACTCTATAGATCCCTAGCAGTGCCCGAATCTAGAATCGCTGGTTCTGGCGATGGATTCAACCTAGGCAGATCTTCTGAAATCTTACGAGACGAACTCAAATTTAGTAAGTTTGTTGGTCGTCTCCGTAAGCGTTTCAGTGCAATGTTCTTGGATATGCTCAAGACTCAACTTCTTCTGAAGAATGTTGTTACTCCTCAAGATTGGGAAGTAATGTCTGAGCATATTCAGTTCGACTTCTTATATGACAACCACTTTGCAGAACTTAAGGATAAAGAATTGCTTGAGGGTCGCTTAGCTCTCCTGATGCAAGTCGAACCTTATGTTGGTCGTTACTACTCTACGGAGTATGTAAGACGCCAAGTTCTGCGTCAAAGAGATCAAGAAATTGTTGAAATTGATGCACAGATTGAGGATGAAATTGCAAGGGGAGTTATTCCCGATCCCAATCAACAAATGCTTGAGATGGAAGCAATGTCTGCTGCAGACCCTATGATGCAGGGACAAGATCCTAATGCAGTTGCGGAAACTCCAGCGCCTGCGCCTCAACAACCGAAGCAACCAAAGGCATCAGAAGGGGAGATCTAATAAATAAGTTTATACCTCTGATTTATATCAATGGAAGAACTAATTAATATGATTGCAACGGATTCGTCTGCAGTTGATATCAGCGATCAAATCAAAGACCTTCTTTATACAAGAGCTGCTGCAAAAGTAGATGCATTGCGTCCTGGTGCTGCGGCAAGTCTTTTTGGTACACAAGATTCACCTGAGGGAGAATAATGGCAAGAACTTTAATTCTTGCGGCGGAGACTCCGCTGGCAGCTGGTATTGGTAATAGTACTTCCGTAGGCAATGCTACTGTTGTTAGAGTCCTAAATGATTCTGGCAGTACTGTTGTTCTTCATGTTCAGGATTCTTCCTTTACAGGTATTGGATCCATTACCATGCTCAATAATACATCTGAGTTGGTTGAGAAGAAAGCCTCTGATCTTATCTATGGCATTGGAGGAGCACTTAAAGTAGCTAAAGTAGGATTCACAGGGTAATCAAATGAAACTGATCACGGAAGAAATCGAACAGGT